ATAACGGAGTTTCCAGTAGATGAGTGATGGTAAATTTGTAGATCATCTCCAGTACCAATATTTATCCTGTCATCATCACCAATAGCAATATCACCAGTAACCGCAATACCATCTGTAGTAGTTTCAAACTTCTTGACGTTGTCGTAATAGAGATCTACTGAGCTGTTTTGATTAAACACGCCCATATTCTCAGTTCCGCCATTGGATGCAAGCTGAATTAATGCACCATTGGTTTGGAGGACTAAACTGCCAGTTCCGGTATCAGCAATTTTGCTGACACTTCCTGTATGAAAAATTTGCAGATCTGTACCAGTACCAAGTTTTATCCTGTCCTCATCCGCCATAAGAATGTCGTGGCCATTGCTTGCCAAGTTACCGCCTAGCTGCGGCGAAGTATCTAAAACAATGTCTGTGCCGCCGTTTGCACCATCTGCACCATCTGCACCATCTGCACCTGCGGGTCCAGTAGCGCCTGTTGCGCCCTGAGGAATTGCAAAATCAAAAACAGCGGCTGCGCTTGTTCCACTATTCGTAACCGTTGCGTTACTACCTGCAGCGCCTGTCGTTACCGTTCCAACAGCAATAGTCGCTGCCGCGCCATCCGCACCATTAGACCCATCTGCACCTGCGGCACCTGTTGCTCCAGTAGCTCCGGTCGCGCCAGTATCTCCACGCGGAATTGCAAAATCAAAAATAGCCGCTGAAGATGTACCGCTATTCGTGACAGTGGCATTACTTCCAGCAGTACCAGTAGTTACCGTGCCAACGGCAATAGTTGCAGCAGCACCGTCAGCACCAGTCGCTCCAGTTGCCCCAGTAATGCCTTGTGCCCCTTGCGGGCCTACAGATGTTGCTGTAACAACGTTGGTCGCTGTAGTCTCAACAACAGTCGTTTTGCCATTGCTAGTGACAACAACTGTCGGCTTTTGCGTTGTTACGGTAACAGTTGTCACGGTGCGGTATAACCTTGGCTGACAAATATAATGCCTTCTAAATAGTACTCACGTTCTCCGCTAGCGTTTTCAAGCAATACGTCATAGCGCAACTCATCAGGGAAAGTCGCAGTTTGCGTATCTGTCAAACTGATCTTGATTTGACCGTTGCTGCGGTTTGTGTAAGCAACCGTAAAATCAGCTGATTTTGTGGTGCGACCTTCGTTCCATGCCTGTGCATAAACCGTATAGCCCGTCAGGTCGATTGCGGCATCATTGCTGTCCTTAAACTGCAGGTCAAGCGAATAGTCCGCTCGACGCTGCAGCGTGAAGTTATACGTCCCAGGACTGATAGCCATGACATACCTCCTGACCCATACTACCTCGTCAAGATGGCTCGTCAGGCCAAGGAGTGACAACATTTGACCCTGACCCAAACAACAGCTCTTTTAACTCGTCAACCGTTGAACAAGCGTCAATCTCCGCTTGACGGGTGTTGCACACTGTTCGCACGGCAGCGCGATAGGTGCTCCATTTAGAAGGTAGAGCAGACTTGGCGTTAGCAAAACTGCTGTTGACCTCTAAAACCTTGACAACGCGCCAATCAGACGGAGCAAGCAAACTAGCTGCAATTTCGTTTTGCGTAGCTTTCCATTGAGTCTTCAACCCAGCTGTGGTGTTGCCATCGTCATCAGTAACGTCATCGAGTTGTTTGGGGTTGTCGGCGCTCCAGTAAAACCGTTGGTCATAAGGCTGCGTGGCGGGTTGGGTTACCTCGCTTAAACCGACAGCTTGTTTTTCTGCCAACGTTGCCAGTCGCAACCAATTAGCTGGGTATTGGACGCCAGTGTCTGGATGGGTCCAAGCGCGATCGTATTGAATCGTTTTGCCGCTGACAATAAACATGACCGTGGTGGTGATAAGGAGTGTTACCGCGCACGAGCGGTTTTGAAGGGATGCTCGGCAAATGCGACGTAGATGTAGGTGATTCCGCTTGTATTCCATCCGCCACTGAAATTGGTTCGCACCTTAAATCCGTTTGAAAGGATGTCAAAGTCGCCACCGGGAATATTTCCTTCGACATTACTAAGGTTGGGATAAAGCTCTAAATCGACAGGATTGTAAGCGTCTCTTGCAGTGTCATAGATGTGCCAGTTGCTGTAAAGTTCCGAAGAGATTGACTTGTGAAGAATCCACCTCGACCTAAACCCGGTATAGACAAACGGACCGTCTAATGATCCATTCCCGACATAACTGCCGATACTAGAGTACCCGTCCACTGGGGCGAAAAGGTAATAAATTACATCGGCATTAGTGTTTGAATGCAGATACCCAGGGTCAACACTTATGACTGAAGAAGTGGGCTCAGAGATGTTCCAAGTGCTGTCAGTTGCTTTTGCACTGGTTGCATTTAAGCGAAGGTAACTGCCGCTCATGTCACCCAGCCCGGAATGCTGCACATACCAAGGCGAAGATTGATCCGTTCTTTTCTCTATGATCATTTCTGGCTTAGCATTCAGCCCATGACCGACGGTGCTCCCGTCTGCATGAGCAGCTTCAGTTACAGAAACAATACTAAACCCAGCAGCCGGATTAGCCCTCACCGTAGATGTAATACTACCATCTGTGTTGGTGACTGTTGACGAGCCAGCGTCCCAAGTCCAGGCAACATAAGCCTCCGTATTGGTGTTGTATTCAACGTCAGCACCCAGGGCAAAACCATCAGAGTTGAAGGCTGTCAGACCATCAGCGTTAGCGACCTCGGCAACCAGGTAGCTGCTTTCCAGCTCGTTGGTGGCACCACGCACCATGTCAAGAAGCTTGTGGTTGTCAGTTTGAGCGCGGTTTTTAATCCATACGAGATCAGGCGAGAAGTCAAGCCCACTAATGGTCTGGGTTGAACCATTGCCCGTATAGAGCGCAACATCCATCGCCGTCGAACCATCGGCAATCGTTGGTTCGGAGAAATTGGTCGTGCATAATGCCTTGTAGCCGCTTGGTGCGGTATAGGCAAACGGGCGAGCACCCCAGTTGCAAAACCAAGTACCAGTGTTGCCTGCTGACACACCAAACAAGTAATCAATGCCAGTTGTTAGCGTTACCGCTGGATTTGCTCCGGTAGCAGGATTTCCAGATGCTTGCCATGTGCCATTCTTGGCAAACCATAGCTTCCCTGTATCGGCATCAAACGCGACGCCAATAATGTCACCTGCCCCGTAAGTGCTGCCAAAAGCAGAAAAAGATCCATTGTTGTAAATCCTGCCAATAGCACCCTCGTAACCCCAAGAGGTAGAGCTACCTCCAACGTAGGTGGAGGTTGTGAAGGGTGCATAGCCAACACCAATCAGGGCATCACTTGCAAACGTGCCAACAGTCCCTTCAAAGTACCATTTGCCTGTTTTTACACCAATGGTGCTATATGCGGACTGATATGTGGCGGTTGAAGCATAGTCTAGATTTCCATTCGATAGAGTTGAACTGGTGGCAATTAAAGGATTTAACGTCGCATAATTCCCCACCACCTCACCACCAGCACCAGTGTCTGCCTGGTCGCCATTAGTGGGGGAGTCTACGAGGGAGTCGTTTCCTGCACCTGATGCAACAGAAAGATTATTAACGGTCCAGGTGTTGCTCCTGCCAGAAGTGTCCGTCCCTAATGCGGCGTTGCTGCTGTTGTCGCTGAAATCTAGGTGGAAACCATTCGTTCCATACGTTCCGGCAAACGCCTTTGGCTGCCAAACATTATTGTCATCAAGCTCGCCAAAGTAGGTCGGCGCAAGTGCTTGGCCGTCGATATTATAAAAATCAGCAATGTATAAATCACCAAACTGCGACGTGTTGTTAGCATTTATCTGATGCTGAACCGAGTTATTCCAAGTCGTATCTGCATTTTGAGTAATTGTGGTATTTGCGTCCCATGCAGTTATTTCTTGGCCATTGACATATATTCTTGCACGGTCTTGAGCTGTAGTGCTGGTAGTGTCAACCGCTAAAACTATGTGATACCAAGCAGATACATCTCTAAAAACTGCCGTGCTTGTTCTAACGTAACCACCGAAGTAAAAATTTAAACGATCACTTGTATCAAAAAGAAGAATAGTGTCATTGTTTGAACTTGTAAAAGACTGCAAACTGCCTAGCTTGCATCTTTTAAGCCACAACGAAATAGTCCACGTCTTGCGATTACCTGCAGATGACGGCGTTTTGCTTAAATACGCGCTATCGCCACTGTTAAACCTCAGCGAGCGTTGAATCTGATAGCTTATCGCACCGCTACCTGACGCACCAGCAAGCACATTGGACCCAATAATGCTCATGAGTAGTTAGCAGTGAAAACAGCGTGAATAGAAGTTGTTGACCGGACAATATAGTCCACGCGATCAACAGCAGAAGCGTTAGTCGTTAAAGTCGGTGCCGTTCCACCAGCAAAATCCCAATACGACCCAAACGAAGCTGTACGTGACCCTGTACCGTCTTGCACGATAAAAATTGACCCAGACTGACCAGCAGTCAAATTGGTAGGGTTAGCAATTGTGCGATTACCACCAAGCGTGACAGTGTAATTATTACTTGCTGCAAAATCAGGCGTTATCGTTGCCCCATCAGTCAGCGTCGTAATCGTTCCGCGCTGTGCTGCTGTAAAGGTTTGAGCCGTTCCAGTGACTGCATTGTCGGTAGGTATAACCGCTTGGGTTGATACGAGCGCACTGCCTTCTTTGACGTAGATCTTGTCTTGATCAGTCGCATAGCAAATTTCACCGTCCTCCAGATCAGCAACAGATGCGTTTAACTGCGCGTAAGTGCCGCGTGCAATCTGTATCGCAGTTCTGCTTACAGGCGTCCCGCTTGCAAAATTACCTGCGTTTGCTGCCGACAATGTCAGCGTTCCATTGCTGGCGGCTGTAACTCTGCCCTGCGCATCAACCGTGATATTTGCAGTGGTATAACTGCCAGCCGAAACAGCTGTGTCGTTTAAATTCAGCGTAATTGTGCCAGACGCCGTCACCGGGCCACCTGTTGCATTAAGTCCCGTTCCACCAGCCACGTCTATAGACGTAACTGTGCCAGTAGCTAGCGATGACCAAGTCGTATCGTAGTCTGTATTTGACGCTTTGATTAACGTTTGGCCAGTTGTTCCTCCAGTAGGAAGACCACCGCCAAATTGAATCAAATTCGTAACTGTTACCTTTTTTGTCTGATCATTGACTAGGTCAACGATGGGCAAAACGTCAGTTCCTGCAGGGCTTGTGTAATTCGTCAGCTCAGTGATCTTGACGTTAGACATGGCTTAGCAGGGTTTGACAGCAGTTTAGGACCAAGTGCTAATGGCCACCCGTTTCCACGTATTGGTGGCAGTGCAGATATAAATGTAGTTCGCATCCCATGCAACCTCACCAGCCGTTCCAGTGGCTGTAGCCGATGCAGGCGTAAGGGTAGGAATAATTGGACGTGCGCCTAAAGTCACGTTGGCAGCAGTGATTGCCGCCATGCTTGTCAACGTTCCAGCAGATTGAACCTGCAGATCAAGTTTGCCGTCTTCCGTGGTGTCACTAGCGTCTACAATTGACGCGACAACTGATGCGTACGTTTCAGCAATAGGCGTCGTCGCATCATTATTTGAGCGAAAAAGAATTGAACTGATTTCGTCGTCGTCCTGTCCTGCGCTGCCGTTTCGATGGTGGTACAGAACAATGTCTGCTGCAGATGTTTCGGCGTTTTCTTTTGACTCTACAAATAACGCAGTAGCTGTTACCGATTCAGTAACGTGCAGCGAGTGCAAAGGATTTGACTCGTTGATTCCAACATGTTCTCCAATTGCTCTAATTCTTACTGATTGAGCGCCTGCGGTGCTTGTAATGATGTCCAATACACCATCTTCAGTTGCATCAGTTGCATCGCTAATTTTCGCTAAAATCTGTGCGTAGGCGTGATCTTGGCTATTGTCATTGCGACCGCGAAACTCAATGCTGCCTAAGTTGTCATCATCTGCTGGTGATGCAGAATTGCGATACAACACCACATCAGGCGCGGTATCCAGACCAGCATCATTATTTTCAATGATGACTTGATCTGTCGTGTCATTGCTAAACAGATGCAGTTGAGCTGCCGCCGTTCCAGTGCCAAGCTGTAAGCCAGAGCCTGTAACCGTGGCAACGTTGCTCCCAGCAATGCTAAGTCCAATTTGATTTGCTGCTGGGTAGTAAAAGCCTGTTGTCGCAGAATCTGACGCAAAGCTGATACTTGGTAGCGCCGCCGTGCCATCAAGCACCTTCCTGAAAAGATTACCGTAAGTGATCTTTTTGTTTTTATTGGCATCAACTGCCTGGTCTACATCAACGATTGGCAAAGTATCGCCAGAAGCAACCGTAACGATTTCGTTTAGAGCGCTAATTTTGCGGTTTGACATCAGGCTGCCTCCAGTGCTTCAACGCGAGTTGTTAGTGCGGCAATTTCAGAAAAAGCTTCTTGTAACGCAGCGGTCAACAGCGGCACAAGCTTTGCTTGGTCAATGCCTTGATAGACAGGATCGCCGCTTGAATCAACTTCATCCTTGGTTCCGTGAATTGCCTCAGGAACAACAGGTGTGACCTCATGGGCAAGAAATCCGTCAACCGTGACTGATGGATTTGCAATAAAGTTAAATCGCTTAACGCTAAGACTATTGAGACGCGCCTTTGCGCCAGTAAGCGCAACGACGTTCTCTTTCAAGCGATAATCAGAGGTTGTGTTGTAAGAGGTAGTGCTAGCTGTTACTGTAATCGAGCCAACATTGTTTGTGTTTTGCCTAATCCCAACGATCGTGCCTACACTAGTATGTCGGTTAAGAACAAGGCAGTTTTCAAGGTTGCCAATGTTGATTCTTCCTGTATGCGTAAATTGAATTCCGCTAACGTTATTACTTATCGGGTTTTGGGTGGTCTTCCAAAGAAGTGATTCATTCCCTGACCCATCTCCAACATCTACGATTTCCATGTAGCGTGTACCGCCAATTGAAAATCCAATAGACCCTGAGCCTTCGCTGAATAAACCAGCATTGCTCGTCCCAGCGAAACTAATGCCTGGTGCTGCCGCCGTACCACCAGCTGAAATTACAGACCCATCTAAGCCTCTTAACGGTATCCAAGCGCTATTGCTGCTGTTGCGCAACTTAAGCTGACTTGCTGTAGTGTCCGCCCAAGTTTGATAAGGGTATTTTTCGACCATAGAGGTGTCGGTGGTGCCACTATGGTTTGTAAAAAGCGCTGCCAACCGTGAATTGATGTCTGAACGGACTGCCGCGCCTGTGCCGTTGTCTACAGTGTTATCAGACGCTTGAGCCATCTTTAAGGTTGCTTTGCACCATATCCTACTGCAGTATAACGGAATCGCCTGTTAACCAACCCCCCATCAACCGTGTCGTTTTTAAAGGTGACACTAAAACCTGTTGAAGTTGGCTCGCTAAGCGTAAAGTAATCGCCAGACTGCATGTCGTAAGCAATAATGCCCACCGCAGCTTTTGTATTTTCATCTGTATAAAACGGATACTCAAAGCTTTGAGTTTTTGTGCCCAAGCCAGATACAATTATCTCGCTGTTTTCTGTGCGCGTTTCAAACTTTACATCAATTCCCAAAGACTCAACAGAAGGCGTTTGGTCAACGTGGTTTGTTGTTAAGACAGCTTTGAACTGAAAATACCGGCCAACAAAATTAGTGTTCTCCAGTGGAACCCATGGGCCATATTTGATGTTGGAATCATTCAATAGCGTGTCTCCTGTTTCAAGCAGCAGCAGTGTTCCGTCCTCTGCTTGTACGGTGTCTTCTGCGTCAAAATCATTTCCAGTAATATTGCCGTCGATGTCAACACCAGCGCGTAAGTAGACCTCGACATTTACATCATCAGCAATTTCACCATCAAAGTCGGACCATGTATCAATTAAATCAAGCCGATTGTCAAAGGCATTTGCTCTATAAACGCCTACACTGTCAAGTATTCTTTTGAACAGTGGACTGTATTTTGCGCCAAAGTCAAAGCTTGATCCAAAATAATACGTCCCGCTTGTGCGCTGCGTCCCAAAAATAGAATCGATATTTGAAGTCAATGCGTCAAAATCAGTAACTTCATCATCAAATGACGCATCACCGTCCAGCACTAAGCCATCAAAGCTGTCGTCATAGTAAACGCCATCCTTAATGCCAGGAAAATTATTCGCTCCTAGCTGGATTGATTCATAGTTAAACAGCGGCAACTGATCTGGCAGATCAATAACGGCGCTGGCTGCGTTTTGACTTCTAAGCCCTTGATCATTCTCAAATTTAACAAAATACTCACCTTCGATTAGCGGCAATGTTGCTGAAGTTGTTCGTGCCTCAACTTTGCGAAGAAGGTTTGATTGATACCAAGCGCCCGTACCGTCTGTCTTGCTAGAGTGACGCACAACAGCAAGGAATTCGTCAAGATTTTGGCCAGTTGCCGTCGATGCCCACCGCAAAACAACTTGATTTTTACCAATCGGCTCCAACGTAACGTCTTCTGGATCAGGAGGTAAATTGACCTCTGTTCCGCCGCCTACTACATCAGTAATGTTTTCTGCGGTCGCCACCTGAGTCGCTTCCAGCGGCTTAGATTTTAAACTTTTTGGCTCAGGGCCAACCGCGTATATACGCACGACAAATGTTTTGCCAGACAATATAGTATCTGAAATGTCTATATTTGTATTCGTCGTCGTAAGAGCTTTCCAGTTTCCAGGCCCTATCTTGTATTCAACAATGAACTTGACAGCTCTAAGGTCCGTGCCACGAGACCACGAAACATTAATTTGCTTAAACCTGCTGCCGCGTTGATTGACATCAAAGAAATTAATGTTCAAATTTGTTGGCTCGTCAGGCCTGTCATCAAACAAACTAACGTCAGGAAAATCTAGCTTTGAGTCTCTGCCTTCAGTGACATCATAAATGTTGTCAACATGCTGCACCCCAACGATCGAATAAACGCCATTTTCCCCTTCTGCTATTGACAGGCACCTGAACTTTTGGTTTGCAACGCTGGTGTCAGTTATTGTCCAGACAGCATTGTCTGCTGGTGCCTCGTCAAATTTTGGACTAACAGTAATTGTTGACGTTCCATCACACGCTGCGGCACGAACCTGCACACGTCCATCAGGCAGGACAACAGTGAGCTGATCATCGCTACCCGGTGGCGATGAAACGTCTTGATCTACAGTAATCCTGCTACGCCTGCCTTTGACAATCCGACCAGCCAATCTTGCACCTTGACGCATTGCATCAGACACCGCAAAGATCTGGCCAGGCAAAACATTCAGTCCTTCAAGGCCAACAGAGAACGTAACTGTCTCTCCATCCAACTCCTCTGACGTCATCATCCATTTGGCCATACGCTGCGCTTGTGTCTTTGACGTGCAGCCAAACGCAACTATATCTCGAGTCTGTATACCGTACTTGGCAATGGCGTCTCTGTTTTCGACAATAATGTAGTTTGGTCTGTAAAAATTTTCAGGGTCATTGTATCTCACAACAATTCGTGTGCTGCGTGTTTTTAGTGACGATCCACTGTAAACAAAACCGCCGCCGACAACGTTGGAATTGGTAAACACATGAATAGGATTTAAACTGCTGCCATCTAAATTGCCATGATCGGCAGCTAATTGCACAGTGTCTGACTTCCAGAAAACCATGCCACGGAAAACGCTGGCAAGATCCTGAATGACACTGTAAGCGTCAGCTTGGCTGCCAATAACGGTATTAATTGCGAATCTTGGTTCGTACCGCCCAGTGTTGGTATTAATTGGTTCGCTACCGATAGGCAGAGCTTCATTTGTTTCTAGGTCAATTAGTTGATTGCAATACTTAGAGATTTCAATCAAATCGATCCAGCTTATATTGTCAGCATCGATAAAATCACCAGCGCCGTAACGTTTATTGACAAGCAAGTCGTAAAAACAGCAAACAGGACATGTCGTCCATTGCTTCCTTCTATCCAGGCGACCATCAAAAGGTAAACCATTAAATTCTAAATAGCCCTTTTCGTTCGGTGACGCATTTGATGGAATTTTTACTCGCAAGCCTTTTACGTCATACGCACGCGATGGCAATGTTTGAAATTGTTCTGTATCAAGCGATAATGCAACACAAGCAGTGCCAGCATAACTAACCTTCGCAGACTTATGAACCAGTATTTGATTCCAGCGCAATTGATCTCCACGCCCTTTCATGGGTGTTGTTTTCTTTGGCAAGTCTTTTAAGTCACTTCGCTTGATCTCAAATGCGTCTTCAGGGTCGTCAAATTTTAACTTGGTAACTTTTACATTCCAAGGGCCTCTCTTTCCTGGCGTATTGCCTGGAGCAATATCAAGGTCTATTTTTTGCGTTTTAAATTGATAACTAGAAGTTGAAATGCCTTCAATGATGTTGTTTTTTAACGGCACCTCTACATATCCGCAGCTAGCGCTTTGAATCTCAACCTTGTATTTTATTTTGGCAGGAAAGAGCTGCCCACGCGCCACCCCCTCTAAAGCTGTTGAAAAAAGTCTTGGTACTGTAAATACAAGCTCAATGAAGTCCGCCTCTGGGTCAATGACTTGCTTGATGATGTAAGTATTTCCACTGCTGTCTTCATTGTACGTATCTTCGCCAGGCTTGCGGTTACCATCGATGTCTAGCTCCTCAGTGTATTCACCGCCAACATTTTGGCTGACGTCAATAGGAATAGGTATTGTTTTTGCTTTTGTAAAAAAAGCTTGCCCCAAAGTGCCCTTTCTTTGCTCAAAATCTACTTTTTCTATATTTTTGTCAATGGCTGAAGTTTCATCCAAGTAGACGCCGCTCCGTCCCTGAACACCTTCAATTTCACCTTCACAAATTAGGTCAATGACCTTGATTGTTGTTTTAGAATTTAGCGCCATAATGTTTATCCCAAAAGGCCGTAGCCGTAGCCAACTAAAGTAAATGATACATCGTTGGCAACGCTTGCGTCTTTTATTGCTACCTCAAGCTTAACCTTGTTTACGTCACCAGATTTTGGAAGTTCTAAACGGTGTCCGTAAAGAAAGGGATCTTTGCTGTTTGACTTGAATTTGCCCTGGAGCGTAGCTCCCGCTGCGGCAAACACACTTTCCGAATCATTAACGCCACCAAACCTTATGTTTATACGATACGATATACATGCGTCAATAATTGTAGAATCTTCGCCAGCCACGTAATCGTAAAAACTGTTTTCTAGCTTAAATAAAACATCCAAGGTATTTCGCTTGTCTTTTTTGTATTTCAAGTGACCCTGGTCATACAAAATGTCATTAAATTTAAAAGCTGTTTTTTTTGTCCGAAAAGACAGCTTGCTTGACT